GCTTATTTGTATATGTTATTATTAACCTTACATGCCGATTTACATCAACATGCCCGGACCTAGTGATCATTGATTATTCTTTTGACCATCAGAATGATACTAACCTTTACATTTAAACTGACGTATTCAACATGATTAGTACTTGGTGCTGTAGCTCTCGTATGAAAGTGAAGATTGTATCTGCGTCTATGCTTATAATAGATATATTGTAGCCTTGATGGCCAAATATACCTCACGTACTTTGAATTCATTTATTTGAATAAAGGAAGAGAGAATTTGGTTTCCGAGTTGACATACAATGAACCCGCTTGCTCTGGCTCTATTATTAGTGAAAGCTTCATAATATCTGAAGAAATTGAGTAGATCATAACGCCATGGAAACTTTAAACGTACCAACCCCTACAATGTTTTATACGCCGATGCCTTTAAACTCACAAGACAATGCACCCCTAACGGATCTTCGTCCCAGTGAACGGGATAACGCCGACCAACAATCAAGAACATTTATGGAAAGCCAATTTCCATCTCTCGTGCAAGCAACTTTTGCTGCAGAGACAATGGCACAAAATTTTAATCGACTTACACCGGAATTGACAACAACTATTTCGGCTTATACGAAATCAGCGGAATCAATATCAGAAGCCGCTTCACAATTTTCAGCTATGATCGAAAATGTGAAACAATCACTGGAAGTAATGCCAGCGGTTCGACCCTTTCTAAGTAAGATCTTAGATGCCTTAACGATTCTTTATGATATCGTTATGGCTTTTATCAATAAGGTATTTTTTATGGTACCATCACTCATTGTTCGACTTTTCCAATTATTTGGAGTCGATACCCTCCTTATAAATCAATTCGTATCCAAGGTAGTGGCCTTTTCGTGCTCGACACAAACTGAAAAGGGCCCTAAAATAGCCTCACCTCAAGGAGCAATTGAATTTATGAATATTCTCACCAACGGAATTGGAACACTCGTTACTGGAAAATTTCCAGATATGAATCAACTCAAATACGTTAACGAAACCCTGCGCTATAAGAATGGAATTTTATCCGAAGTAAAATCAATCACAGACTTGGCCCTCGCGTTTGTTAGGTCGGTCCCTGATCAAATTCAAATCTGGATCAGTTACGTTGTGCCCACTAAATGGTGGTTGGATATATTCGCACCAGGAACAAAATATTTTGAATGGATTGATGAAGTTAATTCACTGGATTCACATGATTATACCGTGAAAGCGGCTTATAGTCATCCTATACAACAACAAATTTTACGATTACATAAAATAGGACAGGAATTATTGAAGGATTGTACCGCACATGGTACTAAAGTTGGACAAGTTTATAAATTGTTGGAAACAACATTTAAGAAATTAGATCATCTTTTCAAGATCGTTGATATTTCAACATTAACACGAGGAACACGAAGAGTTCCATTTACAATTTACCTTTATGGTAAAACTGGACAAGGAAAATCATTTTTATCAACGATATTACCCGCTGTTTTGGCAGGTTGTAAACCAGATGAACCAAATTTGACTTATTCAAGAAATCCGAATATGAAATTTTGGGATGGATATACAGGACAATATGCTGTGAAATATGACGATTTTGCAGCAATAGATCAATCAAGTGCTCAACCAGGAGAAATGGGAGAAATTATGACGATTGTATCCAACGAACAAATGCGTTTGGATATGGCTTCTCTAGAAGATAAAGGAGAAGTTTTTAGATCACAAGTCGTGATTATTTCATCCAATTTAGATTACCCCACACCAACGGAGGTAAGAGATCGATCGGCTTTATATCGTCGGCGACATGTATTTGTCGAAGTTCGAGTAAAAGATCGATTTAAAAAACAAGGAAAGGATGAAGTAGATCCCGCTCTTATACCGGACGATTGTTCGCATTGGGAATTTATCGAAAAAGATTTCTTTGATACAACAAGAACGTATCGAACATTGAATTATCAAGATTTTATGACTGATTGCAAAATGAAACATAAAGAACATATTTTGCAACAAGAACGTGCTTCGATTAATTATGATCGTATGATCACTGAAGCAAATCAAAATTGCTGGGGTGAACAGATTACACCAGTTCAAGATGCATTAGTTCAATCAACAGCAAATTATATCGATAGTGTGACCAACCAACTTCAAGCAATTCAAAGAATTCAAGAAAATCCATATCTACGGCGATCGTATTATGAACAAGCAGCACCTAAACCTATTACACCACAAGGTTTAGCGTCTGATTTTCATCTTTTTATGACAGCAAATAATGCATTAGAACAACCTAGTCAGCGCGGATTATATTCTGGCGTCGAAGGACAAAAGTTTTATAAAGCATTAAAACAACTTGATGATGAAGCAGAAAAACCTAAATGGTATGAAGCAATGAAAACTTGCTTACCCATTATGGGAATTGTTGCTGGATTTGTCGGAATTGGATTTGGAATTATGAAATATACAGCTAAATGCAAGAAAGATCAAGAATTAACAACTCAACGAAAAGATATGGCACCTGCCATACAAAAAGCTTTGACTGTTTTACAACATCCACGAGTTCAATTAATTGATGCTGAGGGAAGATGGGAACGTCTCTATTCAGGGTTGAAAAATATTACACCTTGGATGGTAGAATTTTGGGACACGGAAATGGATAAACATGACGTTTTTCGAAATATATCAGATAAAGACGTTGAATCTATTATAGATCAAGTTTTACGAGATCCTAAAGTTCATCGACTTATGTCAGCAGAAGGAGTTTACTCTGGTCATCACATGAAAGGTGGAAATAAGAAGACAAATATTTTCCATCCTCGTATGGTAACACCACGACCAGCCAAAGCTGAAGGATCATTGAATATTAAGATGGCTGATGGAACAGTTATTGATTATGAAGATGAGAATGGACCTGTTACTAAACGAATGATGCAAACATCACCAGAAGGGTGCATAGATCAAAATGCACTTGAAATAGCAATGCACAAAGTTGCACCTCAAATTGGAAGAATTTCAGTAGGAGGTTATGGAATGGTTTGTATTTTTGTTGGAGGACGATGTCTTTTAACACCATATCATCTATTTTGTGATCCCGAAGGAAAATTAAGACCACAAGGAACAGATATTACAATAACTATTGGACCAACAACGTTTAGAAGCTCTTTACAACATGCTTCTTTATATCGAATTGGAAATGATTCCGTTTTATATCAGATGGATGCAAATTTACCAACTTATAAAGATATGAGCAAATTTTTCATTAGCAATGCTGATTTGGAATATGCTCGATGTTTTCCAGCACTTTTAGTGACTGTCGATAGAACAGGAGTTCCAATGATTTTTCGAGTAGGAGATGTAAAACCAAATACAGAAGAATGGTTTTATTCAGCGAATCAAAAGAAAGATCGTGAGATGAAAGCAGCAGGAGTAGTGGATTTAACAAAATATGATTCAAAAACAGATTTTTGTGTATCACTTCATACAGCATGGAGCTATACAGCCGATACTCAACCAGGCATGTGTGGTTCACCCATAGTAATGCTTGACAAATTTATAGCAAAGAAAATTGTTGGGTTCCATGCTGCCGGAACGGCAAACCAGGAAGCCATTGGACAAGTTATAACATCAGAAATGATTTTAGATGGCATGCGATATTTTGGAATTACACTTCAACCGTTTCATCCCTCAGTCGATATTACTAACACCGATATGGGTTTGATTCAAGCACAAGGAAATTTTACACGTGTTGGTACACTATTTAAACATCCTCGTATCAATGACATGACAAAGATTATTCCATCCATTTTACACGGGAAGGTTTATGCGATTAAGACAGCACCAGCAGTTTTAAATCCTATGGATCCTCGATCATTTCTTATGGAACATTCAACACCCATGAGGCAAGGAATCGAGAAATATGGCAATATTATGCCAGTTGTAGACATGACTATTTTAGGTCGTGCCAAGGATGCAGTTCAGAGTTTAATGATTGGATTAGAAGGTTGCGCTCAGCGCAAAATTTTAACCCAATATGAGGCTTTGAATGGTGTCCATGGTGATGATTTTTTACCGTCTATGGATATGACAACATCAGCAGGTTATCCCTACAATCAACCTGAATACCAGAAACAACATGGTATTAAAAATGTTAAGGGAAAAGAACCATTTATTCAACGAAATGAAGCAGAAGAATGGATTATCAATGATCCACAATTACAACAGAGAGTGGATAAGCGATTGAAAGAAGCAAAAATTGGACGACGAGTCGAGTCATTATGGCTAGATTCTCTCAAAGACGAACGGAGGGATCTTGAAAAGATTCTGTATGGAAAGACGCGAGTATTTACAATACCACCCGTAGATTTTACAATAGTATGCCGAGAGCTATTCGGAGCTTTCTCATCCGCTTTTTATCATAATAGATTAAAATATTTTTCAGCAGTTGGAATAGATCCGATGAGTACTGAATGGACTCAATTGTATAATAAACTTAGTTCAAATTCAATGCAAGGTTTTGCAGGAGATTTTTCTGGGTGGGACGGTAATTTGTCCCCTATATTTATGGATTCCGTATGCGACATTATTAATGCGTGGTATGCGGATTCAGAAGAAAATCAATTAGCTCGTAAAGTTTTATTTGATGAAATTATACATACACCCCAGTGCGCCATGAATGAAGTATATTATACTCATGGAGGAAACCCGTCAGGGAATCCATTGACCGTTATTATTAACACGATCATGCACATGCAATATTTAATGTATTCATATTTTAAAAATGCACCACCGGAATATTCCAATCTAAATTCATTTTTAGAAAACGTCAAAGCCTTTATTTATGGCGATGACGATCTTATTACCGTTAAACCAGAAGTTTTGACTTTTTGGAATCCAGCAATTATTTTGCAAGATCTAAAAGAACTTAATTTAACTTATACTAACGCACATAAAACAGGCCCAGCCGAAGTAAAGAGTTTGAGAGAATTATCATTCTTGAAAAGGGGGTTTCGTGATGACGGACGCGGATTCAAATTACCAACAATTGAAGTTCAAACAATAACAGAACTAACCAATTGGACTCGCGAATGCGCTACCATGACTGTGGAAAAAGCTAGTGTTGATAACCTTAATGATTCTTTAATGTTTATGTATGCCTACGGAAAAGAACAATTCGATAAACATCGGAATAAAATACTCGTAGAATTACCTTTACATTTACATCAAAACCTCAATGATTGGGGTTATTATCATACTTTATGGCTTTCTAAAACAAGCGGAGTTAAAATAACAAGTCCGCAAGGAGATGCAAATCAACCAACAACAGCCTCTGCTCCTATTACAACAAATAAAGGAGAAGAAATGAGGACTGATGAAAATACTAGAGGCGTGATAATACAAACACAACGCGCCGAAGAGATCAGTGGACCAACATTAGAACCGTTGGCAGGAAAACGTTTACAAACACAATGTATTGGAGATCCGCAATGGTCTTTACCAAATATGGTTAATCGTCGAGTTTGGGTTAATACCTATTCTTGGCCAGTAACAGCAAGTGTTGGAACAGCTATAGTGACGCTTCGTTTACCACAGGATGTCATTACGAATTTCTTTCAGTCAGCTCCTTTTGAACGTTTTGTTTATTATCGGAGCTCAATTGTATTGGAATTTGAAGTGACAGGAATGCGACAACAAATGGGGAGATTGAAGATCTTTAATGTACCATTTACGGATGCGTCTATTATTGCTAATTTACAACAGATTAATCCAACATCCTATTATGGTTTGAATCCATTGAGTTTAGATCCATCATCTAATACCAAGGCAAAATTGATTGTACCTTATACCAACCCACGAACATTTATATCAATTAATGGACCACAAGTGGATCCTAATTTGGATTTTATGGGAACAGCATTAGCGGTAGTAAAATCACCGTTGAACGCTGCATCTTGTGCAGGACAAGCTGTGGACGTAGTAGTCTGGGCTTCTTTTGCAGAGGATGCAGAGTTTTATATACCAATTAATTCGAATGCAGTTGGTAGAGGATACAATCGAGAACATCGAGAACAACTTGCTAAAACGGCACGTTTTGCTTCACCACAAGGTGGTATGGTTTCGTCTGTTAATAACATAACATCATATGGACCTATGGACGGAACTTGTATACCACAAAAATTAACAGCTGACGATTTTACTGGAACATTATCAGGTAATAAAGTCGACGTGGGAAGTGCAGAAGCTTTTGATCGAGCTGCGCGTACACCGAATCCTATTAATAATATTCGAAAGTATATTCAAAATTATGCCAATTCGAGAGGATCGGAAATGTTAACGCGACTTGATCTTAATCCATCAAACATTAATGAAGTTTTTAGAGATCACTTTTCAACCAACGTAGATGAAATGTCTATGAAATTTTTGCAATGCACTCCAACGTGGGTTGCAGATATTCCATGGCCAGGAGCATCGGCTAGAGGAACCTCTTTATATAGCGGTTTCATTGGCCCAATGTGTTCTCTATTTCAACAAGGAACGACCACACAAATTTTAATAACACAAGGACAAAAAGTACCATTGACACAATGGGAATTCAATTCAATGCACAATGCTTATTGGAAAGGAGGAATGCATCTTCGATTCGAATTGGTTGCTACCGCATTTCATGTTGGACGTTTATGTCTGACTCTGAATTATGGAGCACCACCAGGATCGGGAGCAGCAGGACTTCGAGACGCAACATCACAATATCTTGTTGAGTTCGAATTAAGCAATGAAAAATGTGTTTTTGATTATGATATCCCTTGGGTATCAGATACACCATGGAAGAAAATGTGTCGAGGACCACAATCACCGGATGATCCAGATATAGTCGGAGCATGGTGGAGGGATTATTTTCTAGGATCTTGGGATCTTAGCATTATAGCACAATTACAAACAGTGTGCAATTCACCACCAGATGCTGTGATTATTATGTCATATAGTGGATCACCAGATTTTGTGACATATATGCCTAGTAATATTAACCAAACATTTCAACAATCAATTACAGGCTCGAATGAAATACCACGTTTGACATCACCGCAAGGAGATGCAGGAATAGATGCAACACCAAATCCACCCGATGCACCAGCATTAATAGTACCAGCAACTAAAATAGCACCGCAAGGACATACAACACCACGAGTTGGTACTCATTTTGGAGCACAAGCTCCAATATTACATGCAAGAGAACTTCTTCGACGTTATTATGCTGACCATGTTCATACATCGTATAATTATATAGCTCAATCATCAATTGCAACAACAACTAACGATAATCCTTTTGGTTTTACACCTTTATTTAATACTGGCTCATTTCTTGCAGGAGGAGCATTATCATATACGATTTTTGATTGGATTGACGTTAAACCACTGTCTAGAGCTTCAGAAACAGTAGATGCTAACAACCGTTATTTACGACAATACGTTCATCCGATTAATTATCTTGGAATACAATATCGACAATGGAGAGGATCCTTGAGATATAAAGCTATTTTTGGAAAAGCAAAGAATGGGATGGATGGATCGGATATATCATCTTCTAATTCAGGCGTGATTTTTATACCACACGCTCAATTCTCATTACTTTTTAATGTACCAAGTGCAGTAAGACCAAATTTAGCCGCAATTGCAGCGCAATTAACAGGACAAATAATGAATGGAATTTACAATTCTGGAGGAGATACACAACCAAATCTCTCACATGTTGGAGTAAATTATGCTAATGATTTAGCAGGACATGGAATTGTTAATTATTGCGAAATTGAAGTACCATTTACGACGATTTTTAATACTCTTCCGACTGAACAAGGTTTGCTTACAGCTGATATATCACCAGATTTTTTATCTGTTGGTGCTTTATTAATGTATTCAATTGTTAGTATTCCGTATATAGCAACACCTGGAACATTTTTTATAGATCGTCCTCTCACATTATTAAAATCAGTGGGAGATGATTTTCGTTTTGGACAGTATATGGGAATACCAAATATTTATCCTTCACAAGCTGCATCAACAGCAGCATCAGTTTTATGGCCTGATACTTGGGTAGTATCAGCTCCAGCTCATTTACAAGTACGTCGAGGACAAGACGAGACTAAATCGAGTGATGAGGAGTTTGATAAAGTCGAACCAGAGAGTATGACAAAATCAATGCTAGTAAGAAGATTACATAAACTAGCTCACCCTCAAGGTTCTTTCTGGTCAAAAACAGAACAACAACCAGTATCCGATTATTGGGACCCAACAGTTAAACATAAGGCTTATCCACCTTTGGATGGTTACGAACCGTTTTCGATCGGAATATTAAATCTTGGAATAGATGATTCACAAGAACGATTATGCGATGAAATTATTCATACATTAACATCATTTAAAACTGAAACAATATTTGTTGGACTTGGAGTTCTCCGTGCTTTATTTGGACTCGAAATTAAAATTATAACTCGAGTCTTTTCACATAAGATACAATATAAGGTACATTGGAGTATTCCAGATTTACTAAGTAGTTCGATAACTTGTGATACTTATGATGATATTGATATCGACTGGGAAACCATCGATCATTCATTATATGAAAGTATTTATCAACTGATTGTTCAAGGAACATCAACTTGGGATCAGAAACTTTTTCAATGGAGAATGGAAAAATTACAACTTAATTTCACTCCAGTTCCAATAGATTCAATGGAACGACCCCAAATATTCCGTCCAACAGATCCGGTTCGTATTAAAAGAACATTTAATCGACCACAATCCGATTCTATTAAAGAGAGCAAAAATGTAGATTTACAATATCGTTTAACAACACCACAAGGTGAACGAGAATGTATAAATGCATCTGCACAATATCAAAATCTTAAAGGAATCGAACCATCCACAGCCAACATCAAAGCAGTCATCGTTGATGAATGGATAAAATATAACGATGATGACACGTTCACAGCTCGCTCAGCTATGCACGAAATAACGCAAAAAATAAACACAGCCCGAATTTTTATAAAAACAACGGAATCTGGCCCACCACATTTAACAATGTTTAAGTCACTTGTAACATTCAATGTAGACAATTGTCTATTTGACAAAAAACAAGCAGATGGAAGAGGCCAACGCAAGAAAGATTCAGAAGAAAAGGCAGCGTTTAATATGCTAGAGCAATTACATAACTTGACTTTGAAAACAGGAGATGTAGACGAGAAACCAATAATAATGACAGTACCGGAGTATTTAGAAAAATACACGCCACCAACACCAACGGGAGCGTGTTATCAAATTCTTTATCAAGAACAACACCCGGACTTAAGATCAGCAATGAAAACATTATTTGGAGAATTTCCACCCAAACCATCAACCAAGAATATCGATGAAGAACATACGTATATTCAGAAGAATTTAGGCTCGAAAGAGTTTTTAGATAATGGGTGGGGACTATATGATATAGCGTCGAACTCCTGCAATGAAATATTTTTTACCGTAGAATCCTTACAAAAACTAAAGGATTATTTGGCGGTTTTTGGATTTACATTGCATATTAAGATATGGACTCATGGCTTCATGGCTAATGATTTGACGAAAGTACAAGTCAAGCTAAGGAGCAGCCCAACGTCGAAGTTATCCAGTTACAAACAGGATTACTACTCGAAAAAGAACAAAGAGACTAATTATGATACACACATTTTGTCTCATATTCGGGGATCGATTCAATCGACGATTTGGAACATGTTAGAGCACTATGGTGACGGGGAACTAGACGATTTCATCCCCGTTCCCGTGCAATGGGAATAAAAGAAACCGTAGGGTCATCAGCTCTGGTCACGATTCCACGAGCCACCGACGCATCTGTACGAAGTTATTGCTTCTATGGGCAGTGCACATGTTGGAGAGGAACGCAGAGAGATGGAAAGAATTGACGAAAGTTATAGTTACTGCTTGCAAATATAACGCCTGTTGACCCTAGACCGTGCAAATTAAAATCATATGATACGGTAGAGTCAGTGAAACATGAAACGAGAATATCCCCCCGTTTGTGATCTGATTATGATAAT